AGAAAGGAGCAGAAGGTGTCTAAGTCCATAGAAGAAAGTTTCCGGGTTGCATTAGAGACTGTGGAAAAGCAAATAGAAACCAAGGGTGCCGCAAACAGCGAAGACGTTGAAAAGCTGCAAATGTGGCGGGCCCTCTTGGGCGTTAAACACGAAGCCGAAAAACAAACGAGCGCAAAAAAAGTTGGGTAAACGGATAATAATAGAGTTGGACGAGGATGACGCAGAAGAGGTCATCTTCCAGATACAAAGACTCTCGGAGCTATTGGAAGCTTTGGATTTCGATAGAATACATGATCTTCTATCGAGGCTGTCAGCTCCAGATGAGGTGCCCAAAAAGGCCAAACGGAAGTCGCGTGGTAGTGGGTAGCGCCATACGTCAGGTCATCCGTCGCGCCATTCATAGCCAATAAACTCCACATCCGCGCCTCACGCCACGCGTCCATGTCTGTTATTTCCTCCGGGCGACCATCACAGAAAAAACTAAACTGGCAGCGATGACGAACGGGCAGGTTGCTTGGTGAGTTAGCGTAGGTTGGTCCTTCCATGACCACGGCACACGGGTCAGAAGGGTAACGAGGGTCCGCCACGCGGTTTAATACCACGTGAGCGACCGCGCTTTGTCCCTGAGCCGGCTGATTCCGCGCTTCAAAGTACACTGCCAGCGCCACGCAGAGCATTGAATTAATCAATGGATAACTTCGCTGATGCCTTCTTCCGAAAAAAAAATTTCGTCAAGGCAGTCATAACAAATGATCGATTCAATTTCAGCGTTCTCTTCTTGCAGCAGCCGTACTAAAAAAGGTTCTAACTCAAAAGCCTCTTCGCACCTAGAGCAGACGTGTATCCTATTTATCTTCACTGGTTCCACTGCGCGTACCTCTGTAGATGTAATCTCTAACGGTGTCTATCGGAACGCCAAACTTAAGTGCAATCCACTCTATCTTGCGTTTTTCGACAAACCTAGCGTACCGTATTTGATCTACCGTGTCTTGAGGCCACTTTACCGGGCGTCCCATCTTAGCCATGCTATACTCCTTGGTTTAAAGACGCACAGATTATACTTTGTTTATGTAAAAAACAAGTTGCGCTTTGGTTTTATATAAGATTAGAATGTGGGAACAGGACAAAACAATGGACTTAGATAAACTTAAGCGCGATATGTTCAACGATCCGCAGCTCATGTATCTCAATTCCATGGCCCCGGAAGAATTAGCCGAACATTTAGTTGAAGTACATCGGGCTATGATGCAAGGAGAATATGGTATATTTGGATACTTATACCGACAACAGACTTTAAAACTTCGGGAGCGGTAGGTCTCCCGTAGCATGCCCCAGCGGGCGGTGGGCAGGTTCGTTAAACACCCGCAGCTTGTGACGTAGATTCCTTGAACTAAATTTTTTTAGTTTTTTACGGGCACACGCCGCTTGGCCCACGTCACGGGCCACCTTAACAAGGAGTATAAAATGGGAAAAGACCCCGTAATGGCGGATTTAGATCGCTACTTAGATTCACTAGAAGAAGACTTTGTCGATGAGTTCGACAGAAAACGAGAACGAGATGAATATCTCGCTGACCAAAATGATTCCTCGGAGGAATAACATGACCTTAAAAGATAACTTTGACAACCACGTGTTTATGATTGCTCAGGCTCTTGTAGAGTCCGGTAAGCACACGAACCATTACGACCTAGCACGTGAGGCCGCCTTGATAGCCGAAGCCGTCACAGAGGAAGTAGACAGGATTTCCGACAATGCTTATTTAACACATAAGGCCGCCTTGAGGGCTTTAGCCGAAGAAATGGAGATTGCCGACAATGCCAGAATATGATGACACGAACCGCGGCGCTTTCTTCCGCAACAAGAAGAAGACCAAGCCCAACCAGCCCGACTACCGCGGCCCGCTGAACTACAAAGGCGAAGAGCTGGAACTCGCTGGATGGATAAAGACATCCAAGAGCGGCGATAGTTACATGAGCCTTGAGGTTAAAGAAAAAGAACCCTACCAAGAAAAAACGTCTGCCCCACTGGGGGACTTTGATAAGGATTTGCCCTTCTAATGAGTAAGTTTTCACGCGCCGATAACGGCAAAGGCAAAGGCAGCAAAAGACGCCCGCAGTCAATCCCCGTAGAAACTTTCGGGGAGAACTGGGCGCGTATCTTTGAAAAGAACAAGGCGGAAGAGAAACGTAAAGCCGACCTACAACGGAAAATTGACGCGGAGAGTCAAGAAGATGATGACTAACTACGCCATCCCCCGTTCACCCGTACGCACAGTGGATGAAAAGAAGTCCGTTGGGCAACAACTCCAACGGGATATTGACGCTTTCTTGGCCAAGGGCGGAAAAATTGTAGTCTATCCAACAGGGTTTAACTCAGATGACGCCTTAAACCCTAAGACCGGATGGGAAAAAGAACTTCGTAACGATCCGGAGAAACGATGAAAACTCGAATTCACGTCAATCAGCACAACATCCGCGCCAATGCCAAAGGGGCGGACCTGCCAGTACTCACGGTTAAAACTTATAAAGAAAATGTTAAGTGCAACAGGATATCTTTAAGGGGGGTTATTATGGCTGTTGAGTTATTGCACATGGATTGCATGGAATACATGAAAGGGCTTGAGGATAACGCTTTTGAGCTTGCGATTGTGTGATACAATAAGTGCTTAGTCCTTACGAGTGTAACCATATGAAAGAAATTAGCGATATGCAGATAGGCAAGGCGGGAGAATACCTTGTTTGTGCCGACTTGATAGCAAAGGGCTTTATAGCCTACCCCTCAGAGCAGGGGCTACCGTATGACGTTGTTATGGATGACGGCTATAAGCTATTGAAGGTTCAAGTAAAAACCACTAGAACGCACAAGCAGAAGCCCCAGAGGGTGAACAATAATAACACTTACGCGTTTAATATTAAAAGGTGCGGGAAAGGAAATAAATCATTTCATACTGATACAAGTTGTGACTTATTCGCGCTTGTCGCTCTTGATGCAAAAATTATAGGCTATATGCCTAACTCAGATATTAAGCAAACCATGTTTTTTAGGGTTGATAGCATGCGCGGCACATATCGGGATGAGGCAATCAATACGCCGGTGCGCGGCAAGTATTTGTCGGATTTAAAGGTTGGAGATGCCCTATGCCAAATATAGAGTTTTTCAATGAAGACTGCATGTCCGTTATGGCTCGCTATCCTGATAATTATTTTAACCTTGCCTGCGTTGATCCGCCTTATGGGATTGGGGAAAGCGGAAAGACAAACAAAAGTAGGGTCAAGTTAGCAATAGCCAAGGATTACAAGCCTTTTGCTGGAGATGATCTAAGCCCGCCTAATAAGCAATATTTTATAGAACTGCAGCGCGTTAGTAAAAATCAGATAGTTTGGGGGGCCAATCACTTTATGCAAAATATTGGGCTGGGCTCTAGCTGCTGGATTGTTTGGGACAAAATGACAGGGGCTAGTGATTTTGCTGATTGCGAGCTGGCATACACATCATTTAAAACGGCTGTTAGAAAATTTCAATTTCAATGGAGCGGGATGCTACAAGGGAATATGAAAAGTAAAGAACACAGAATACACCCAACACAAAAACCCGTAAAACTCTACGAATGGTTGCTAAAGAACTACGCCAAAGAAGGCGACAGAATTCTGGACACTCACTTAGGTTCAGGCTCTAGCGCCATAGCAGCGCACTACGGCGGCTTTGACTTTGTGGGCATGGAGTTAGACGAAGATTATTACAGGGCGGCATGTAAACGCTTTAATTCAGAAACGGCTCAATTAGGCTTTGAGTTATAGTAATTAAAGTTATTGTTGCCAAGTCGTAAGCCGAGTAGTAAGATTGTTGTGTATTACTTATTGTGAGTAATCAGACTTTGTGTGGGAATGCTCAGGTTTAGGTTCCCGTTTTTTAAAGCACTATCCCTGTTGAAGCGGGGCTAACAAAAGAGTGGCTATGAAACCATAAATAGCCTTTTTAGATTTGGTCCCTTGGGAGCCTTTCTAATCGTTCAAGATTTGCCGCTCGGGCTGCTTCAAACCGAGGGACCAATTTTAAGGAGGTTATTTTGTCAGGCTGGATTTCTCTACAAAGATCAATGCAATCCCATTGGGTGTTTCAAGAGTCAGACTCACTCGTGTCGCGGTTCACGGCCCAAGCACCGTGGTCTACAGCCCGGACAAACCGCTCTCTTGCGGGGGTGGCGGGGGCGGTGGTGGGCGCATCCAGAATGTAACGTCAGGGTCTTTGTGACCCCCGCCGACTAGAAATCCAAAATCACCATTCCAGTGAGCTATGTTTTCTATCAGGACTCCATCACAATCTGTGGTTAGGATAAAAACCCTTTCGTGTAATTCAGGCAATCGATCATCTACGCTTATCCATGTGTCTTGCTCTAGGGCTTTAATAGCCTCGGATAGCAGCCATGCTACAGCATTGCTTCCGCTCTGATGACAAAAAACTCTCTGACGCCTTAGCCTTTCTATCAACTCTTCATTGTTATTCACTTAACACCCCACTTAACGAGGAGCTTGATTACTTCGAGTGCTTTGTCTTGCGTTGAAACGTGAGAGCCGTGTTCCTGCAATATGATTGAACAAGTAGCATGGTGTGTTTGTTGTTGGTGAGAGTAATAAATAGACCATTTATCCTGTTTTGGGTTATCCCAATCCCGCTCAAAGTCTGGATCAACCAGCAAGCAGGCTCTTATGTAGGCGTTGCTTCGGCGCATTAATTCTGCTGCTTTAGCGGCCTGTTTTTCTGACGAATAACCTACATTAAATTCAAATATTCTTTTTTCAGTTTCGCTTGCCGCGTACTCTTCGTATTCAATTTCTCCATCGCAGGCAACATAATAAAGTTCATCTTCAATTTCAGGCTTCCAATCCAAATCAACTGGCTTCTTTTTCAATAGAATATCGCCGTTTTCTAGCTCTTGCTTATCGTAGTTATCGTACATATTATTCCCCGTTATTAAGTTGGTTTCCAATATTGGTTTCTGTTTCTGCCTTTCTTGCTCGTTCGTTTATTACGATATGATTCAGGCTTAAGGCGCATATTAATCTCCCACCCCCCATCTACAGGGGCTTCAATAGTAATCACATGCTCGCTGTCGCTTTCTTCGGCTTCTAAAACCGCAAGCAATAAAGCTAATCTTGCTGCTGCGCTCACATTATTCCCCGTTATATCCCATCAATTAATTTATCGTAACTAAAGCCCGTACCTGCTTTGATCTTCTTTAGATTAGCAAATGAGGGATCTCGTTTACCTGATTCGTACTGTGATATATGAGCGCCACTTATGCCGCATCGCCTGCCTAGCTCTACTTGTGTTAGGCCCATCATCTTCCTGATAGATGTTAAATGATTGCAGAACACTATGAGCCCTCCTTTGGGCTTTGTTTAGGCTTTTATTAAAAGCTCATCAATAGCCAACTGCTTTATAGTATCTTTATCAACGCAGCTAGTAAGCCATGTTTTTACTTTCCCGCACTCACTTCTAAGCAAAACGCTCTGCACTACAACGTCATACGGCTCCTCTGGATCTTCTTGAGTGGCCGCTCTAAATGGCTGCACCCAGCAATTAACCTCAACTTCAACTTCAATAAATACCTTTACAATCTTTTCATTTCTCATAAACTTCCCCTTAGTCTGCTAGTTTCATCATATCCTCATAACTCATGCCGCAAGCTGTGGCAATCCTAGTGAGCTTCTTAATGCTGTCCGTTTTACCGGCCCTGTAATTAACTACCGTATCTTCTGATACGTTTAATGCCTTGGCTAGTTCAGGACTGCTAATATCCCCTCGAATCATCGCCATTTTTATACACTTCTTTATCTTGCTATCGCTCATTGATGTTGCTCCTTGATTAACCCTGACTATACTCTTAATCTTTCATCACGCAAGCAATACTTTTAATCCCCGTGATTTAATTACGCTTTAAATGAATTAGGGCTTGTTATCCCAATACTAAAGATATAAAGTAATTACTCAATTCATTAACGGGGATTCACAATGAGAACACTATTACAGCGATACGATTTTGTTGCAGAGAATAAGCAGGATAACGAAAACATTACTGGCGACGCTCTTGTGGGAATGGTTAGAGGCTTAATTGTTCGCATGGAAGACAATAACTTAACCGAGAGCGGCAAGCATGAGCGGATAGGCGAGCTTATCTGTGTGGCTATTCGTGAACACGTTGATATCCGCTTTGAAGAAATCAGCTCAGCACAAGATGATGCAACGCGAGATGATGAGCATATCCAAGCGGATAAGAAAGAAAGGGCTGGCGACAACTACACGGCATATTGGGAGAAATGATAATGAGCAACGTAATAGAATTTAGAGGCAAGCACCACGCAAACAGAACAGCGCAATCTATCATTAACACCGAGATAGAAGAGAATCTATCAGATGCTCAGGCGGCTTATGCTAAAGAAGAGGCTGCTAATTTGTTAAAAGGCCATGACCTAATGAGTCAAACGCTATTCGGCCCTGTGCTTGAACACAACTTCTTAACACGAGGTATACGCGGCGATGATTAACCCTTTTTTTTAACAATCTATGCTGATTGTTTTGGTTGAAGCTTATTGAACCCCGCCTCTGGTGGGGTTTTTTTTGGCTTTTTACCCACGATTCGCGGCTCACGGGTCAGTACAAAAAGGTATGCAGTTTTTGGAAAGGGGATTACAAAAAGTGCTTTCTTATATATGTACTCAGAAATAAAAAAAATAAAAAAAAGATTGAAAATAGGTGTAACGGCGTAACTTATGTAACCGAGGGGCTTGTAGGCCAGTAATGGCGCGGGTTTCAGGTGGTTCCGCCTATTCTCCAAAAGGTTACAATTACTACACTTTTATATATTCTATTGCTTACTGACGATATTCCGTTAATGCGTTTCAAAATGGGTTTTTTTTTTTTTTTAATTCTGAGTATATATATAGGGGAGAGCTTTTAATTAAGGGGGCTTTGCTATAAAGTTCACTCAAATTAACTGCTTTGGAGAAGAGAGTGACTAAAGACCGCTATATCGTCCCTGCTGGCGATAGAAAGAAAAGAGGGCGTCCGCCTAAGACTATGGAACAACGTGCCGCTAACAAGCTCACACGGCGTCAGGAGCTGTTTGTGAAGGAGCTTGTGTCTAAGGATGGTCAGGTGACTATGAAGGAGGCTGCGATCAATGCGGGCTATCCTGAAAAGTCTGCTAGTAGCCGGGCATATGAATTAACTAATCCCAAGCTATCCCCTCACGTTTGTAGGGCTATCCAAGAGTATAGAAGGGAGTTGGACTCTAAATACGGTATTGACTACCAGAGGCACGTCAGAGACCTCCAACGCATTCGGGATATGGCTTTGTCGGATAAAGCTTATTCGGCAGCCGTAATGGCAGAATATCGCCGCGGTCAGGCTCAAGGCGATATCTATGTCTCCAAGTCTGAAATCAGGCACGGTACTATTGAGTCTATGTCTAAAGAAGAAGTCATGAAGGCTTTGAAAGAGATTAAGGAGCAATATGAACCAGTCACCTATTCCGTGGGAGGACAGTCCGAAGAAGACGACGAAAAGACCCAGCGGAAAAAAACAAGAGAGCGCATTCTGGAAGTCCTTCCGGAACCAAGCGAAGAAGCACCGGCCGAACTGGCTGCTGACTAGAATAGAGTCTTGGGCTGCGGCGGGTGTGCCGGATGTTTTGGGCTGTGATGATCTTGGTCAATTCTTTATGATCGAGCTTAAGACCACCCAAGGTAATTCGGTACGCCTGTCGCCCCATCAAGTAAGCTTTATGACCACCCACCAACACGCCCCTGCATGGGTGCTAGTCCACCAATCCCACCGCAATGGAGAATCTATTTTCCTGTACGCGGGAAAGGACGCGGCCGCACTGGTAAAGGATGGACTCCGGACAGAACCGGTATTGCGTCTGGATATGCCATTCGAATGGATTGAAATATTCCCCTTGCTAACCACACAATAATCGCATAGGATTCTAAACGAACCCGCACTGGGCGGGCATAACTTTGGAATAGAACTATGTCGAATAAATGGAAAGGCGCGGTAATAGTGAACACCGCGCACCAGTATACCGTTAACGCAGACTCCTATGAGGAGGCGCGCGAGCTTATCTTTAATCTTTTTGCGGAGGGTGTTCTGGCCGATAAGGTCGAGGAAGTCGAGTGCTATACGCAGAATGTTTCGTTAGAGGAGAAACGCTAATGGCTACTTATTACCATGAGACCGGAACAATTGTAGATGAATGGAACGCCGATGACGTGCTTAATCAGCGACCGGATTTAGATGGAGATCAAGCGTCTGAAATTCTGGAGTTTATCGCGCACAAGTTTGACGCTAACATTGGGATAAATTGGGACGTTATAGATTCCGCTGCCCGCCATTTATACCCCGAGGAAAAAACCAATGCCTAAATACAGTCATGGATTTGATATTGCGTTTGAAGTCATATCTGAACGAGAGGACGGAGAGGACGTCACTTCTGAAATGGTTAATGAGGCCATCAAAATCCGATTAAAAACTAATAAGGATAATCTGTTAGATATATGCCACGTGTTCGATTCTGTGGAGGTAAGCGAATGATTTTGTTCGGTTTAGCATGGTGGGAAAAAAAGCTTAAGGCCAAATACGAACCGGATGATAATCTTAAAGAACAGCAGCGTCAGTATTACGAGCGCAATTACCCTAAGCCGGATGATGTTAAAACGGAAACGTCTAAAGCAGACCCGCCGGAATCTAGAAAAAAATAAAACTAAGGCCGCTATTGTACGTGGCCTTTTTTATGTGTATTGTATGCGCTCAATATGTGGAAAGTGAGGGTTTAAAGATGAAAGCAAACGATTTTATTCTCCATTGCATTATGCGGCCTATTCGCCGTCACGGCGTCAATACCGATACGTTTATTGTTTATACCGATAAAAATTCGCCAATCGGTATGTATTATCCGTCTCATGTGGAATTTGAACCGGTCAGCGATTGGCCAATTGCGTTTTCTAAAAATTTAATCGAATCGGTATTCGAAGGGAGTGATTCTAATGCTTAAAACAGTAATCTTCAGCAGCGCTAAAAAGACCGGCGGATGCGCGGTAACGTATAGATCCGGCCGCGGCGATCTTTATTCCACGTGCCCAAATACGTGCGCATTAAAACCGGCCGGCAATAGCGGCGCGGAATCCGTAGATTTAGATTATTTAGATGCCTTAGTAGACGCGGTTCCGGATGATGGCGCGGCCTTTACGTACACTCATTTTGAACCGGCGCATTGGATCGATCGATGCAAACCTAATGGCACGGTTATAAATTTTTCCGGCGATACGGTTTCGGATGCAATTGAAGCGCGCAATAAATATGGAGTGCCCGCGACCGCTGTGGTGGATCGCAATTATTGGGACGGAAATAAATCTAAGCGCGAGTTAGACACTTTAATTGTTAGATGTCCCGCGGAATTAAGGCCGGATTCTATTACGTGTCGCAATTGCGGCGGCGGTAAACCATTATGCGCTAGACGCGATCGCGACTACGTTATCGGATTCACCGCGCATGGTAGCGGCGCGAGTAAGGCCGAAAGGCCAAATGAATCCGGCGTATGCTATGCCGGCCATGGCCACGTGGCTATACACTGGCGCGCTACGTCTAATGCTACCGCGGCGGCGGATGATTCCGCGCAATTGCGCTCGTTTGCTAAATCATTACCGGCCGGCACCATATTGCGCCACCACGTGGCCGGCGATATAGGCGCATAAATTTTTATTAATTTCTATTGTACTATTGGCTATATTCACATAGTATTCGCATATAGGCATTTGCCTATTTGCTTAAATTTTATCAATTATCTATAGGAATCAAGATCATGCAAATTGAAAACAGTTCAAACACTTTAACTCAATTACTCGAAACCGTTCGCGAACAAGCTTCGCGAAGCGCGGATTATCTAGCGCCTACCGATGCGTTACAGTTTAAAACGCGCGACACCGGCGGCGAGCATAAAACGTCTAGCATTATTTTAGAGGCCAATGGCGGCGAACCTACCCGCGAATTGCGCGTTAACGATGTCGCCTTCGATCAAATATCTGCTAAGGCCGGAATAGACGTTCGAACCGCGCGCCGATTGCGCGACAATTACAGTAATGAGTTCGAAGGATTAGTTAACGCTATATGGCAGCGCGAACCTAGCACGCGGATGATTCGAAGCTTTATGGATGATGAAAGGAATGGAGTCGCGCGCGCGTTTGTTTCTGATAAGTTTAAAACGTTCGATAACGCGCATTTATTGAACGCGGCATTGCCGCAATTAATGGATTCTAGCGCTGGCTGGCAAGTGGTTAATGGAACGGTTACCGATCGCCGTTTATACCTCCGATTAAAGTCTACTCAATACACTGGCGATGGTGCGGCCGTAGGTGATGCGATGGCACTAGGCATAGGGTTATCGAATAGTGAGGTAGGTCATGGTTCGATTAGCGTTTATCAGATGATATGGACGCTGGCGTGCTTAAACGGAATGCAAACTGAAAACCGTCACCGTAGTTCGCATATCACTAGCGCGCGTGCTGAATCGGATACGTGGGGTCTGTTAACGGATGAAGCAAAGGACGCCGATAATAATGCGCTTAGTCTTAAGGTTCGCGATCTTGTTTCTGCGTACGGTTCGCGCGAGGGATTGGATAACGTGCTAAATAAAATGCGCGCGGCGGCCGGCGATATTGTCACCGGTTCCGCGCAATCTGCTACTGAAGCGCTCGGATCGGTTTTAAAGTTAACCAAAGCTGACACTAGCCGCGTGCTAGATGGTCTACTAGCAACGATCGGCCAATCCGGTTACGCCGGCAATCCAGTATCGCGCGCGACAATGGTTAACGCGGTCACCGCGGCGGCGCATTCTGTGGATGCCGATAGCGTAGACGATTGGCAGAAATTAGGTGGCCGCGTGCTGGATCTACCGCGCGCCGATTGGCAACGGATCGCCTTAGCGGCCTAGTGTTAACGGCTCGCAATCAAGGCCGCCTAGTGCGGTCTTTTTTGTGCCTATTTACTTTTCACATAATATGCTGATACAATCCATGTAATCCCGCGATTGGCGCGGCATTTTTAAGGAATCTAGATCATGTCAGATATACAATTTTTTTCAGTACTGGATGAGTTCGACAAACTGTTTGCGGTATGCCCGCCAGTATCATGCGCGCAAAAGCGCTACTATCGCGCGGTTCCAGATGGTGAGATCGTTACGCCACTAGATAACTGCGATCCGGTTTATCATCATCCGTTATCCGCGATCGCGGTATTCTATAAGAGCGCGACCGATACATTAGGCGTTCGCTATTCT